TTTAACTCAGTTGTTTTCCAATAAATAGTGGGGCGTGAAACTGTTTTAGTCTTAGGTTGTAGTTTGCCGCTTGCAAAGTTAAATGTCAGTTTTGGTTTAAATACAATGCTCATCCTTTGTCTCTCCCTATGTAATGATTCCGTTCAGCGTACAATACGCCATGATGTGTGTAGCCGATTAGACGGCCTATTTTTCTTGCGCTGTATCCCATGTTCCTAAAGTTAATAATCGTGTTTAGCGGTATTTTGACCTTGTGTTGCAGGCTAGACTTTAAGCCCATCTTATTGGCCTTGATTCTCACAGCGTTTGGTGACTTATTGAGCAGTGACGATAAGGCCGCTACTGGCAACTTACCGTACTGATCTTTAAGTAACTTTGTCTGAGTGTAACTCCAGATCATTTGTCTTTGCCTGTGCAGTCAATCTCTTGGACAATGGTGCTAGGACTTAGCCCTAGATCAACCCTGTCTTTTTTCCTAACAACTTTGTTAGGCACAGGTGGTGTGCTATTAAAGATACGGTCATAGTTGTCAGCAAATTGCTTGCTCATAGGTCGTGAAATAGGCTTATCTTTTGCACTCATTAGTATTCTCCTGACTCATCAATAATGTGTTGCTCAATAAATTCATCATTAAGCATATCCTTAAAAGACTCTTGCAACTTCTCTTTAGCATATTCCTTAGTGTCATCCACATCAATGCCACGCATTAGCATAGCAATCATGTTGTCTTTATATTCATCATCAACAATCTCCAGAAGATCGTGCAGTGAGTAGCCAGCAGCAGAGCCAGTGGTGGTGATTTCATAGAACAAGTCATCACGCTTGTCTATAATGTCAGACTCAGAGATGCTGATTCTAGCTGATGGTGATGAGTAGTTAGTGCCGTTGCGTAAAGTCATAGTATTCTCCAGTGGGGCCGTAGCCCCGTTATTGTTGTTATGCTTTTAGTTCAGTAAATAATTTTAGTTCTTCATCTGTAAGTGATTCACCGCCAAAGCAGTAACATGTGCCATCTGCATAAGGTGCAAATAAAGTAGCTTTTTCATCATCAACAACCGCAATCATGTCTTTTTTAATTAGTGAAGAAATAGCACCTCGTAAAACATTTGCGCTCTCACCAGTGATTTGAGTAATGTCGATAATGTCTGCACCTAAATCTGTATCGCATACGCCAAAAATTGCGTTGTAAGTAATAATTTCTAAATTAGTGTAAGTAGTCATGTGCTGCTCCGTGGTGTTATTTAATTAACTTACGGCAATTGTAAACGATTATGTTAACACTGTAAACACTTTTGTTTAGGAAATTATTAATTAGATGGATTTAGGTCTGATATCTTCATGTTGTATGAGTCAGCTTTAAACGTAAAATTGTTGCTAGAGTCATAATCTCCCTTTAAACGCTTAGTGGCCCTGCTGTAATAATCCTTCTTTTTTATTATGCCCAGAATCCACACTGTTGACATATCTTTTAGTACGCGACAAAAGGCGTAGTAATCGCAAGCTTGAGTAGTGTTGTAAGCAAATATAGAGCATTCGTAATGCTCTTTAGGTTCCACGCTGGTTCTTTTAGCCTTAACGTCAATAGTTCTGCCGTCTGGCATTATTAGATCATAATCATAAGTATTGGCCTGCGTAGCTCCTATATGGCGAGCAACAACTATCTCTGCTAAAAACCCAGCTTGGTTGCCCCCACCTTCAGTTAATGAATGTTTTAAAGCACCCATTTCAGATGCCATCTCAGCAGCTTTTTTAATTTCATCGCTTGTTGCTTTTAGTTTACGCATTAAATATCCTTTTTATTTTTAGCTTGGCTTTGAATATTTGCTTGATCCTACGCAGGTATTTAATGTCGTGCTTAACGGTACAGTTATTGTACTCTAACGCCTCAACCGTGATTAACCCGATACGCTCTATAAGCCTATGACGGTACTCAACGACATTACCCGACAAATAGCGATTGCACTTGTGACATTGCTTATGGCAGTTGTGCAGGTTAAATGACAGGTGTTTAGCTGCTCCCCTGCTACGGTAATGCCCAGCGTCCCAATAACCACCTAGACCTTCATGGCTGCCTTTTTCATCACAACTTATGCAGGGCAAGTCTCTATCACGGTATCTAACGTATGCGTTAAAGGCCGTCTGAGCCTCTACACGCCATTCTGAGGCTGTTTTGACCTTATCCCTTAGTTTGGTAAGGGTTTCACGCTTGCGCTTCTCTGAGGTATATACAGCGGCTTTTTTGCCATGTTTCACCACGCAATCCATAGAGCAGAAGAAACCTAGAGGAACTTTAACGCCAGAGTCTGGAGCGGCGTATACTTTGCAGTGGCGGCACTTCTTCTTAGCGTTAGCCATTGGCTTGCCTGTAGGTTTCGTAATCAGCTAGTGTTTTGTCAGTAAACTCAACGCCATACTCTACACCCTTAACGTGCAAAAACTCTATAAACTCGCTACCGATAGCCTTGTTAAATGTCTTAACGCTTGGTCGTATGCAGACCATGTGCGTACCACACAGGCTAGTTACCCATTTATTGCCTTTACGCAAGGGCAAACCCATCTGCTGCTTCTCAGTAGCAAAGCTAGAAACTAGTAATGCCTTCCATGTGTCGCGGTCATAATCTAAATCAACTTGTTTGGCTATGTCTCCAATCATGGCGTGGTAACATTTTTCTTGCAGATCAGTTGTACCCTCGCGGCCTAGCGTCACTATTACTGGCGCACCACTTCTCAGACCCTTGTTAGCCATTTCCCAGACCTTGCTCATCTCTTCTTTTACATTATCACTTGTGACCGTAAAATTTATATCAGCCATTAGACTCACCCATAGCTACAAATTCAGATAACGTGATACCAAAGTATTTAGCCAACGAGTCTGCTAACGATATCTTCATATCATAGCCTGTACGCCACCTAATGACCTGCTGTGGATGCACTTGAAATGATCGGGCTAATTGTGACCCTGTGATTTTAAACTTGGCTTGTGCTACTCTCAGTGAAGCACCCATGTCAATGTTCATGTTTATTTCCCCTTAATGTGCTATATTGTTTTGGAATGCTCCAGTAAGAAACTTACCCCGCCTTAAAAAAGTGGGGCTTTTTTTGCCTGCTAGAACGGTATATCGTCTTCTTCATCAAAACCGCTGTTAGGCGATTGAACAGGCTTTGGTGCTGCTTGGACTTCTTTTGGGTTAAAGCTAAACGACATAAACTTCTTGCCATTCTTGCTGGTCTTAATCCATGCGCTCATCCACATCTCTACACCATTAATTTCACAGCTACCATTGTAGTCAGGATGACGTTCAGTTTCCTTACGTTCATTCTTAAAAATTGCACCAGTGTTGTTGTTATCATATTCCATGTTACATCCCCTTTTTGCTACGAATAAATTCTTGTTGCTTGCCAGTACACTGGCCCCAAAGTTTTTGCTTCTCGTTTTCATCTAACTCAGCTAATGCTTCATTCATCATCGTATGCTCACCAGTAGCCTCGCTTTCAATGACTAACGCCATAAGGTCTTGCATTAGCTTCTTGCTCACACGTTTTGCTGGTGCGACAGGTACAGGCTCAGACATACCTTCTAATGACATGTCTAGGTCAGCAACCTTATCCTCATCGTGCTTATTTGTTGCATCTGAGTCTTTAGCATCATCAATAGAAAACAGACCATTGAGTGCGTACTTTCTTGCATACGATCCTGTCGCCCCAGAAGTCTGGCTAGAGTCTTGGCCTTTCTTAATAGAAGCCTCACGCGCTACAGCAGACGTTGAGATAGACTCTTTGCCATCACTAATAGTGACCGTTGATTTAATGTAGACACGCTGCGTCTGCACCTTCATTGCATTGTTGCCAGAACCTACAATTTCATCCTCAAGCATTCCGCTAAAGATTAGCTCATCATTAATGGTCAAGGCCAAATCACCTAACAACGGTTTCACGGCTTCAAGAATGTTTTCTGCTGAACGAAAATTGTAATTACCAAAGTCATTGCGCTGACCTTTGGGTGCTTTTAGTTTTTGCTGAATCTTAGCCAGCTTAGTATGTATAGTCATTTGCTGCTCCGTTTAATTTT